GTCGATTTTGCTTAGGTAGTCAGCAGCGTTACCAAGTGATGAAGCTTGATTGCTTAGCTCAACATAACCGTAACGAGTCATAAAGCTCACTACTGGTTCGAATGTTGTTGGGTCTAGAACTGTACCTGAGCTCATTAGCGGAATGTATGGGCAATAGAATGCTGCCGCATCTGCTTCTGAAGTACCTTTGTAACCAACTAGTACGTTGTCATTTGCTGCGTACTGGTTTACGTATACTTTCATAGTGTTGTTCAATGTACCTACGAACTTTGTGTTTGTTGGTGCTTCAAACGGACCTTCAGTTGTACGTGCAAACGCTGATGTTGTTGCGCTTTGTAGAACTGTTAGTACACTTGGGCTTACTACAACCCAGTTACCTGCGCCACGACGTGTGCGTGTAGCAATGTCGTTAGCTGATTTGTTGATTAGAACTGCAAGTGCTGCGTGCTCGTCACCAACAAAAGTAGCTGTACCGCTTACTGAGTTTTGGTCGAAAGTTGACGCTGCTGTACCTGCTAGAGTGTGCAATGAACCGATAATTTCTTGGTCGATTTCTGCAGTGATCTCTTGTGCAAGTGCTGCCATGATTTCAGCTTCAACGTCTAGGCCGTGTTGGCTGTTTGCGTCTTGAGCTGCTTCAAATGTCCAACGTGCTGATAGTTTACGTGTTTTTGCTTCAACAGTTTGCTTAAGAACTTGGATGCTTAGTTTTTTACCAGCATTTGCTTCTAGTGCGCTTGTGTTTTCAGCTGTGTTGCTTGTTGCGTTACCTGAGTAACCAGTTGCGATTGCAAATGGGCTCAATGCTTCGTCACCAGCTGTTGCTGAGTCAAAAGTTTCTGCGTAGCGTACACGTAGTGTATGGATTTGGCCTACTGGGCCAGTCATTGGCTGAACGCCAACAAGTTCGTTTGCAATAACAGTTGGCATTACACGACGGATAACTGGTAGGATCACTTTGTTTAGTGATGCTACGTTACCTGCTGATGTTGTGCCTGCTAGTGCTGATTCGTTAAGTGCAACTTTAGTGTTTTCTAGAACAGTGTCCATAACAGCTTTTTTATTGCCTGCTAGACCATCTGTCAACGCTTCTTTAGTTGCATTCCAGTTTTCAAATAGGTTTGCCATTGTATATTCTCCTTAGCCAAGTCCGGCTAGTTTTTTTAGATTGATAATTTCGGCAGCACCGTCAACTTGTGTTGTTTGTGCTTCGAACTTGTCTCCTGTAGATTCAACAAGTTTTGCCTTTGATGAAGCTTTAGCAGGCATTGATTCTTCCGACAATACAATCGGTAGATACTTACTAAAAGCATTCTTTAGTTGAGCAGTTTTTACTGACTCTAATAGTGAATGCATTACTTCGCGCTTTTCTTTTGCAAGTGGTGCCATCATTTCTGACATAACAGCTTTACGCTCTGAAATATCCTGTTGGATTTTTGCAGTACGTTTCGCTTCCATTATGGCGGCATTGCCTTTTGCGATGTGGTCTTTACTTTCTGCTAGTTCTAGGTTTAAACCTTCAATCTGCTTCGAAAGTTCAGCTACTTGTGTTCCTTCTGCAAGCGTACTTGTCATAAACTCTGCAGCAAAAGTTTCAAAGATTTTACGTCCAAAGTCGTTTTCCTTCGCGGTTTGGATATCTTCTTTTAGTGAAGATAATTCGCTTGTGATAACGCTTTCTAGTAAGCTTTCAATTTTTGCAGCTGATTTCGTAACAAAGTTTGTACGTGCTTCAGCAATCACTTTTTTGCCTTCTTGTACCATTTTGACTTTTTGTTCAGCTAGTGAACGCTTGTCATCATGGAATTCGTTGAGTTCTTTAGTTAGCTGTTCTAGTACAAAACCTTCTAGCTTTCCAAAGTTCTCTTTCTGTGCTTCACGATCCTCTCTGAGTTCAGTGATTTCCTTTTTCAAAGCAGCGTTAACGAATTCTTCCAGCATAGTAGCTTGTTCAGCGATTGCACTTTTAAGTGCTACACGCTCTTCTGCTAGCTTTGCTCTATCTTGAGCGAACTCGTTTAGTTCTGATTTGATTACATCTTGGAGCATTGCGTCCATTGCTTCTACGATCTGAGTTTTGTCATTTTCATAACGGCCTGCAAATTCCTCACGGAGTTCTGCAGTAAGCTCTTCACGTACAATAGCAACTTTAGCGTCCCACGCTTCGTTGATGCTGTCTTTCACTTCTTCAGACAAAACCTCAGAGCCGAGAATTGTTTCTATATTTTTCATTAACTCTCTCCTAGGTTCTTGATGAAGTTGATCACCTCTTGTTGGAGGTACTTTTGCGCAGTAGTGTCGTAATTAACACTACTAGCGACATCCCAAATGCTAGTACTGCGTTTGTTGTTCATTATTTGCTCGTACAGTGGATCCGGAAACGCATCTGGTGCGCTTGGGTTTGCAACAATATCAACTGTTACAATATCAAATCCTTGTACATTGCCATTGTGGTCAACGTTTCCGCTGCCACGTGAACTAACGCCTAGCTTGACACCTGATTCAATCAGTGTCTTACATATGTTACCCATTGGTGTTGGCAAAAGTTTAAGTTTGCCAATGCCATCGTTGCCACCCATTTCGATGTCAACAATCATGTGACTCACACGATCTAAATTAATATTTAAATCGTCTGGGTGATCCGCTTCACCTAGCACTGTATATCCTGAACTGATTTTTTCTTTTAAAGATTTCACAGCGTTAGCAATTTCGCTAACTGGATAAACACGCTGATTCTGGTTTTTCTTGTCACCCTGAATAAAGATACCCTTCATATAGAGATCCTTGCCACCTTTACCATCGTCGATGGCTTCGCTAACAAGTCCTGCTGCACTAGGGTTAATAACTTCTCTCAGTGGTGTATACATATGATATTACGCCTTTACTGAACGCAT